GCATTACGCTTGCGGGCATATTTGACAACCGAATCAAAGTAGGCTTCGACTGCGTCGAACGATTTGCCTTCTAAAGCAATTTCGCTATCCAAACGAGTCACTGCAGCCTTCATAAGGTCTAAGTCGGAAAGACCATCGCATTTCATATCAGGAATGGCGGCTTTCACTTTCGCTTCTAGTGCCACACGAGCGGTCACGAGAGCTTGGATACGTGCAGCGTCGTTCGCCTTGGCAAGTTCCGCAGTCAGGCGCTCAATTTCTTTATCAGCAGCGTCCGCGCGTGCTAAAGCTTTTTCGAGCTCAGGGTTCGCGACAGGGGCTTCAACAACCGCTGGAGTTTCAATCACAGCGTCGGTCTTTACTTCTTCAACCACAGCTGCGGGGGTTTCCACAACAGCTGTGACTTCTTCGACGACTGCATCAGTTTTGTTTTCCAAGGTAATCTCCATGCCGTCTACGCATTCAGCGTCTTCAGCGTCTAGTTTAATACGTGCTTCAGGGCCAGCCCGACCCACGGCAACAAGCGCGACATGATTGCCACGAATGTTACGTTGAATAAAATCGTAAGGTGCGCCTTCGGGCGCTTTCTCTCGGTCGCAGCGGTAGCCGCAGGAGAGTTGAACTTTGCCGCCCATAACCTTAGCAACAGCAGCAGCGTCGGTAATCATAACGTCCGCCGCGAGAAACTCAGCATCTTGTTTGACGTTACCGACGGTACCGATAGCTAGTTGTTTGGTGTTGGTAGAGTCGACTACACCTTTATATTGATACGGGTGGTCGTCTGTTAAAGGAGCAAGGTCGAAAGAGGCGATAGATTCTGGCGCGAAAACTTCTTCGGGCGGACGAAGTTCTTTGACGATGCTTCCATCTGCTTGGCGATACGAAAAGATGCCGGTTCGAGTCAAACGCGCAGGCGCGCGGACATAGCCGTTGTCCAAACGGACGGCTTTAGAAAAGTCGGCACGGTCAAATCGAGATACGCTCACAGTGTGAGAATATGTAAGTTACACTAGTTTTGCAAGGGCCATTGAAAAATAAGCGCCAAAGTAAGATATTAGAACCTAAGGGATTACTATGTCCGACACACAGAAGTGGCAAATTGGCGATATTGTAGTGTCTTTAGAATATGGTGAAGAGGGCGGAGAAGACTATTATATGGTTTTTGTTGTACTTGGGTACGACGACAGCATACCTCTATGTGAAGATTTAGCCTGCTGTGACACTTTAGAAAAAGCGGAGCTTGTGGCTGGATTACTCAAAGCATATACTAATGCCGGGCGTCGATTACCGAGCCTTCAAGACAAGATAGAAAAGAACTAGGGCTATGACAAAAGTAAAAGTTAACGGGGTTGTTGTTGGTCACGTGGAAGAACTGGGACATCGTTTTGTGGCTTTTTCAAACAACCACAATATGAAGAATCTATTCGGGGCAGACGTGTTCAACACTGAAGCAGAAGCCGTGCAATTCGTTATCGACCTTAATATCGAGGAAGTCGATGCTTAACCTAGCGCGTGTATGTTGTGCCTTCAGTATCGTTGCCTGTTTCGGTTCCACCTTAATAGAGCAATACGACCTAGCTATGTTATTCGGTGCTAACGCTTGTCTGTTCTGGTGCGCCGTATACGTTAAAGAGGCACTGTCCGATGAAGAATGAATTTACATTAGAATCAGTAAGAAAAGCCATGCGAGAGGCTGTGTGCAGAGGGTATGAAGGGCACGCGCCACTCCTAGATTACACAGGCACGTATTACGAGCCAGACTGGGACGGTCAAATCTACTCTAGATTCACGGCCGTCATCTGTGAAAAGTGTCGTGCGCTCATTTATATAGATGTTCAGAAATTAGATGTTGTACAAAATCCGCTTCCAATGTTAACCCCACCGTGGCCCCCCTGAGGACATATGAACGCTAAACAACGCCGCGCGGTTAAACGCGCTCCTAAGAAAAAAGTTTTTAAAGAAAAGATTAAAGCTCAGATTTTATCCGCTAAATCGCCTAAATAAGGCTCGGCTTCACACCGGCAATTCCACTCTTCCCCTGGGAGTATACCTCCTATGGGGTTCTTCCACGTCATGATTTTTCCATCGCGGGCCGCGTGTGTTGGACGGACACGCTCGTCGCGTTGAGTGACCCAGACAAATTTATCGATACCTAAATCCGCTTGGCGCTTCTCATTTAGGTCAGCATAGAGTGTCTCTGTTTGATTGGCGGTCATAGCTTTTATCTTATCGACCGCGCTGGTATAGATGTCCTCTATAGCCGCAACGATATGCTCAAAACTTTCGCTGTTAGATAAATTTTTAGCCAGACTTTGCTCTATCTTGCTAATGAAATCCTTAATGAAACCCCTGATGATTGTGACGTTATCAACAATAAACGAGTTCAGCTCTGAGTTTAACCAAGGCTCATCTCCCACCGCATCAACACCTATAACAGCGTGAAGTTGACGGTTAAGCTGCTGTGCTTGGTAACTAGCTATCTGCACGGCAATAGGCTTTACAGCCTCCAGCAGAAGTTGCAGCGTTAAAAGCGTCTTAACATCTGTTTCGAAATCCGAACCGAAATTACTCAGGGCCTCTAAAAGAGTATCCTGGCGATAGCTTGCAAGCTGCTCTATCTTAGGAAGTCCGTGTAACCTAAACTTAGCCATAACTTTATCTAAGATAGCCTTAACGCGAAGCTTGTACGCACGCTCTAAAGCCGTGGGCGGAATTTGCCTAGGCAAACGTGCGGGTAACTTCTTACCTTTAAGATGCATGCGTAAAAGACTATCTTGCATTAACTACCCCTATTTTTTAGCGGAGGACTCACCGTTAGCCGACGCAGGAACGCCCGGAGGCGCTACAGGTTTTGCATCCCCTTGGGCGGCTGCAGGAGCCGGCATAGCGGGGCCTAAAAGGGCTTTGGCTTGTTCTTCAGGAATCAAGAAGAACTGCCACATAGTAGCTATAGCAGATTCTGACGATAACTGACCGGCCGCGACTTGCGTGATAAGAGAGGTAATCTGAGGGAAATAATCAGGGTTGATAGCTGCTCGTGTAGGGAGCTCGCCGGGTGCCTCGTCTTCAAACGCAGGATTACTCGTACGCTCTTCAATGTCAACGTGTGTATCCATCGAATACGTATCGCCTCCAAAACGTGACTTAGCAACTTCGTCCGGCGAGAGTACGCCGTTGGCGATGTATTGCGTGTCTGCTTGAGCAACTTGCTGACGCACATCGGCGAGTTCTTTATCTGTCGGTTGCCAAAGCTGATTGAATTCAATGCACCAGTTGTCGCTCTTAATACCCAGCTCTTGCATAACAAGACGCGCCAATAGGTCAAGAGGACTTTTGAGCATAGCTATCTGATTGGCTCTTACCTGGTCGTAAAACCAGCGAAGTTCTGCATCGCCTGTACTGTTCAAACCAGCAGGGCTTTGTCCCATCAGCAGTGCGGCCGGCATGTTGGCGGACGCGGCCAGACGAAGAGCGAACTGTTGCAATACGTCCGAAAGTCCACCCATCTGACTATTTGTGCGTTGAAAGTCTTCTTTTTCGGCGTCAATAACGATAGCTCTGCGGCTAGAACGGAAGTAATCGATAGCTTCATAACGCTTCTGAATTAAACCTTCTTTATCGGACGATATAGCGTCTGCAAGACCGGTAATCTTAAACACGGCTTGTGCGTAGTCTTCCATCAATGCTGTGGCAGAACTCCAAGCCGACTCAAATTGCTTAATGACAGAATCACAGCGGACGAGAATACTGTCGGGCCACTCGCGCCGTTGTTTTGAAACCGCGCGGAGATATTCACTACCTTCAAAACGGATAATGCGTGACGCGTGGATGTATCTCTGTTCTTCCGACACTACGATATTCATCGCGCGCGGGTTGAGCTGGTACATGCTGGGTAAACCGAAGTTCTTATCGAATGGGTTATTATACCACTCGAATACGCGCATCTCGCGCGAATCCACGACCGTAAGGAAATCCAAACTCTCTACTTTTTCAATGTTTAAAGGTTCCGCCAAATTTACAACACCGTCGTTCACGCCAAGAATAATTGCCGAACCGCCGTGGATACGGGCAATCTTAAGCGCTTTATTGATAACACCCATTACGTGCAAGGTATCCAGACGGTCTTCAATAGCTTCTGATGCATCTTCGTCGCCTTCTATTTGAACTTTAAAACCTGCGCGAGTCATCTCGTTAGGCAACGTGTCGACAATGCGTTGTGCCATGTCCGAACTACGGTAAAGAGATTCGGCGTACTCAGGCGTGAGTTCGTCCACGCGCGGAGTCATGCCGAGAGTTTTGTCTCGGTATTGGTTGCCAAGACCTGTTATAAGGTTTTCCCAGCCGTCGGTTTTATTTGTCATGAATCACCATTTCGCAATTTTCTCCAGCCAAATAAGACTAGAGCTCATTAATATATTTTTAATAGCGTAAGCTGCGCAATCGATAGCGTCGTCGTTCGTACCTTTAGGAAACGCGCAAGCTTCGTCAACGAAAGAGTTTGCCCAGGGCTTATCTTCCGGTATTACGATATTGCCTGCTTCCAAAAATTTAGTGATAGACGAGATTCGAGCTTCTTTGCCGCCGTCTGGCTGAAGAGGGATGATGCCAGGGATAGAATTTTTCAGCACTTCAATCACGGCAGACCCGTTCGCCTTATCTTCGATATAAATTGCGCCCACTTGCGGCCAGCGCGCTTTCATCGTCTTTATCGAGTTTACAGTATCAACAAAACCCATCTGACGCCAATCGGTATCTAGAAAATAGGCTTTGCCACCTTTACGTCCCCATACTTGCACGGCTACGCGGTCAGAATCTTCAGTCTTTTTAAACCCTGCATCGACCGCGATGATGTACTCTTCGCACTCTGGATACTCTAAGTACCGGTGTTTAAACCACTCACGCTTGATGATACCACCACCAGCGGGTACAGGTCTCTGCTGGTACTGCCCCGCATAACCATACGTTCCGACACCCTGAGGTCCCTTCATTCGCTCTAGAACTTCACGTGGGAACTTTGCGGGGAACAAGAGCTCGCCTTCTTCTGTGCGTGGGTCCTCCCAGAAAAGCTTACCGTCGTTTGTGTAGGTTTTAGACTTACGTGCGCTCTCGTACTCAGCGGGGAGACAGAGATGTTGGTACCCGCCCGCGCGCAAGAGGTATCCGGCCATATCGTTATCGTGTAAGCGCTGCATAATAATAACTTCGGTAGCTGTGCTCATGTCGTTAAACCGGTTCGACATGGTTTCGGTCTTCCAGCGAATAACGCGTTCGCGGCTATTAGAGCTATGCGCCTCGTCTGCACGCAACGGGTCGTCGAATATCACAGCGTCGCCGCGAAATCCCGTACCTCCGGAGTCGGGAGACATAATCATGCGTATCCCGCCTTCTGTGTTGGCGAACTTAGTTTTACCGTCTTCGTCTTCTCGAATCTTCCAATTCGCGCAAAATCTGTCCGCGTACCACTGGCTCTTGATGAGTTGACGGGTTTTATTGGAATCTCGAGTGACGAGTTCTTTACCGTAGGAGGCAAACAAAGCCTGCCATTTGGGATTACATGTCCAAACCCACGCGGGCCATAGGACCGAGACAAACATGCTCTTAGCAAAGCCAGGGGGTATGTTTATGATGATTTTATTTATCCTACCCTCGGTTACTGCCTGCAGGTGTTGACACAGAGCGTCGCAGTGCCAATTCCAAATAAGAGGGGCTGGGTCTATTTGCGGCCACGCTTGTTTCACGAAGTACGCTAAATCTCTACGACAACGCTCAGCGTCGGTGAGTAATTTCAGCTGTTTAATAGGAATTGTCATAGTTCGCCCACTCTAGAGTACGCGTAAGTGGGGATTTTGTCTACAGGGTGTGGCTTTTATCCCCACATTCCTCTACACTAGAAATATGAAAATATGGCCTTTTTTGTTTCTGGTGACCTGTTGTGCACACCTATCAGATACAGCCAGTCAAAAAATAAGAACTGTATCAGCGCAAGCGCCCGCTAATACCTTGTACGACATAGTCATAAATAGCGCAATAGATGAAGATACGCAAGCGCAATTTGACGCGGATTTGAAACGCGCAATAAAAGACCCCGGTGTGACCGAAATAAAAATTATGATTAACTCCCCGGGAGGTTCGGTGGGTACAGGGTTAGATATGATTCGCGCCATGAAGAGTGCGGGTAAGCCCACCGTCTGCACAGTCGACGGTCTGGCGGCATCCATGGCATTTGTCATTTTTGAGCAGTGCGACGTTCGTAAAATGACTGAAGCTAGCCTATTAATGGGTCACACTGTAAGTGTGGGTGTTCAAGGCCAAGACAGAGATTTAGAAAACGTTTCTCGTTTGCTTAAGGCCTTAAATAGAGTTTTGGCGCACCTTATAACAGAGAAAATGTCCATCACTGTCGACGAGTACGAAGCATACGTCGCGAACGGCGGTGAACTCTGGTTAGACATCGACACCGCAAAAGGTATGGGCGCAATCGATTAAGCACCGCGTATAAAAATACACGCTTTTTAGCGTAAATATTTTCGCGATTACATATCCTACACTTCTACTTACGCCCGCTTATAGCGGGCTTTTTTATGGCCCGCGCATTGCATTACTAGTCTGTGCATGAAAAGCAAAACACAAGAAGTCTTAGAACAGGGTCTTATTAGTTATCGTGTTGTCTTGGCCGACTTAGATTTACTGGCTCAGGGCGCGTACGGGAATACCATATCCTCCACTGCCGCCACTGCCTTACAGTCTATAGTCCGCGTGCTGACGGCGCGCAAAGAGCAGTTTGAAATCTGGATTAGGGAAGAAGAGGCTAAACGTATGCAAGGACCTGTAAACTAATGAAACCTACAAGAGAAGAACTAGATAACATTCTAAAAAATCATCAGCTTTGGCTGAAGACAAAAGGCAACCAAGGTGCGCAAGCGGTTTTAGACGGTCTAGACCTTTCTGGAAGAAGACTCCGATATGCCCAGTTAGAGAGGGCGTCTTGTATAGGTACTAATTTTACGGACTGCGATTTACGCTACGCTAATTTGTCGGGCGCCAACTGTTTAAAAGCAACATTCACGAGGGCGACGATGTACTTTCTATCGGTCAAGTACGGCGATTTCAGATATGCAAATTTTTGGGACGCTAAAATAGGCAATGCCGCATCGACCTGGCGAGGGTTAAGCCTGGCGCGCACTGAAGGCTCCAATCTCGCAAACAGATTTGCGTTCGCTTCCGATATGGCCGGCATTAAACCAGAACTACCAAAATATGAGGATATTGAAAATAATGTTCGATGAAATTAAGTGTCACGAATTTTTAACCAAAGCACAAGACTTAGATATCACGGAAGCCAGCACGCTATTAATGAATATGGGCGTCTGCACATATGGGCATTCCGCTACCATGGCCTTATTGGAAATGGTCCTACAATTAAATGACCGTCTGAGTTTTATGGAAAGAAAGGCCCGAGCACATGAAAAACCACTACTCTAAAAAAGATATAGACGAGATGTTCGACACTATCGTCGATAGCGAGCTTTACGAAGTATTAGTTTCGGACGTTTATGTAGACTTTGGTGTTGTAGACGGCCGAGAAGTTTTACAAATTAACATGACTCTCATTCAAACAAGAGAACCTGCAACCCTAACGGAGATTAAAAATGAAAACAACACTGACATTTAACGGGCCGGACGATGAGTACAACCTCGACAATGCCCTCAATGGTGGCGATATGCGTGCCGCTATAGACGAGGCACTAAATCAGATTCGTACTCGGCTGAAGTATCACGAGCCAGGGCCGACGGAAGAAGAGACTCGATTTCTAGAAAAATTGCGCGACGGACTAGCAGAAGGGATTTCCAAATGCAAACAGTACTAGACTCTAAATACGTTGCGGAGTTTTTACGCATGTTCTGCGACAGTAAATTTAAGCGGGAGTTCGGAGAAGACGTGTTCGTCTCCGCGCGCATAGTCGTTCCAGGACATGTAGTCGTCTCTGTGTTTTTCCAAGACCCCGCGGGCATGGAGGGACCATGATGTGGAAAAGAAGCGCTTCAAACACGTGTATGGTCTTGCCTGGAAACTATACGGTGAGACCGCCGCAGGGTTCGCTAACATGGCCGAACTTAGAGATGAAGAATCTATGTTGGCACTCAAGACTGCCTGTGAAGAACATATGGATAAGTGTCTGTGGATTGCACTTTACGGGACAAGCCAGCTCGACAAGGGCTGGTTGAAGCTAGAAAAACGTTTAACTATGAAAGGGAAGTAAAATGGAACTAACAGAAGAGCAGTTTGAAATAGCGGTTAAAGCGGCGGTAGCGTCGGGTCTTAATGCAAAACAAATCAAGGAAGCTATCCTTGAAAAATTTGGCGAAAACGACCTCGACCACGATATTCTAGAGCGTATTTTTGATTTTGCTATGGTTGAAGGGCGCGAACCTGACGAGGGGGAAGTATGAAAAAAACCAAGAAACCTACGAAGAAGGGCCTCGCTTTAGATATTGATGTCGGCCCGGCCCAACTCCAACTATATGTCGACGGCAAAGCAGATGGTGAACCCTTTGTCCTTTCCGGTCAGACACTGTGTGAGATTATCGCTAAATTCGCCGCGGATGCCATCGAATATAAGGTCGTCAGCCTCAAATGACCACCGGCCTTGCGGTTTTCGCGTACGGTTTTTTCGTAGACGTGCTCTCGACGCTCGCGTTTAGTTTCACGCAGCGTAACCGAGTCTTCCTGGCGGCGTTATCTACGACCGCTGGGTACGGCTTGGCTTTGGCGGGTATTGTCGACGTCACGAAAGACCCCGCGGCCGCTTGGCCTTACTTATCGGGTATATTTGTGGGTGGTGTTGTGGGTGTGTTTATTAAACAAAGGATTGAAAAATGATAACATTACTACTTGCCTTAAGCCTTATCCCCGCCGATGAAGCACGTATTGCTACCTGCAAACGAAACGCTCAGAAGGTTGAAGATGGTATTAATTTTAATGTTCTAAATGGTAACGCCGGTGCTCTTGTGTTTATTGCACCTATTTGCAAAGACACTCTAATACCGACCCTTGTGATGAAGGGCTACAAGGTAGAAGAAGACGCGACCGCTAATATGTACCTTATCTCTTGGTAGTTACTTGTCACCCGGGGCCGGAAGTACCTTAAACTCACCCTCGATAGGCTCTTCTTCCTCTTGTAATCCTAGTTTTTCTAAAGTGGCCTGATAGGCTTCGAGCTCCGACAATGACAGGCGCGATAGGTCTATTTGCTTCGTTTCAGTATGATTGATATTCATATCTACCGACTGCTGAGGCTTGCCGACTTGATATTGCATCAAGAGAGCTAAGGCGTCCAGGCGCTCGCGAATAGACGGCGTTATGGCGATATCTTCCGGGCTATCATTAAGCTCCGGGTCATAGATAGCGTCTTTACCTTGACGTTTTCGGACGTTTTTTAAGGACCTGGAGACCTTAATCGTCATCTCCCCGAAGGCTATTTTAGCGACTTCGTCTACAATCTTAGTCGCGCCATAGCCAAACTTCTCGTCCATATAGCCCCGCATGATGTTCATACGACGAGCCATAGAGTTATTAGGTGACTGAGAGCCCTTGACGACACGACCGTGCGCGTCTCTTTTTATAAGTGACATGAAACATAGGGTACCCGAAAACAGAAACAAAACCAAGGCCTACCAAAGACCCGGGTGGGCGCTTACCAGTAGATTTTTATAACACTATATGATGTATAGGTAGTAGCCCTCGGTATACCCACACTCCCGTATACCCACCTACAGGTGCATACATATAGTTATGTGTAGTATATGTGCTTAAGACTCTCGCGAGCCCAACGCCCCCATGGGACACTCGCTCTCATACGTACACGCCCCTGACGGGCCTAAAGATTATAAGCCTATATAAACAGTATAGACCGGTACACACACACATATATATATATATATAGTAGACACGATACGAGAGCGCGCCCCGAAAAGCAATGTGCAAAACTGTATAGCTATGTATGTGCGTGTGTGCTTTGTTAATATAACTTACTAGTAACTACATGACAAAGAACGTCAACATAAATATCTGTTTAATCGACATGTGACAATAAACGTCAACATAAATGTGACAAATAGCGTCATATCGACATGTGATACAAACACACACACTTAATAGATTTAAGTGTTTGCGTGATTAGAGTCTTTGGCCTCATCGTTGCAATACCTTATAAACATGAAAAACAACATCGAAACAGCAATCAACGAAGTGTTCGCAGAAATCGAAATCGAAGCAATCCACAACCTAAATGAGCGCATTGCACTCGCGGCCTTAGAAATCGCGCTTCTCAATGGTTTTAATAATGTAGCAGTCTAACCCGCATCACCATGGAGCAAATATGAGCGATAAAATAGCAGCACAATTACTAGCAGCAGTCATTGAATCAAGTCTCGGAATGGCACTTAAAGACCTTGGCTACACAAACACACATATTGAAATCACAGAAGAGGACTTTCTGGCAGAAGGTGAAGAATAATGAGCGATTTAAAGATGTTATCGGGCCAATTAGACTTAGAAGGCGACAATGACTTGTATTACGGATACGGAACATACACATTAACCCACATGGACGGATGTGACGATGTCGTACACGCTGATGTACAAATCAAGATTTATCAATCATACAAGCGCCGGCCATTTGATAGCGAAGAAATGATTAAAGAACAAGCGCTAGCGCAAATAGAAGAGACAGGGCTTAGTCTAAGATATGCGAATATCGAATGGGACATCGAATAAAACTGAGGAAAGACAATATGAAAAAGAAAAACGAAGAAGCAATGTTAGCAGACATAGAAATACAGAACCTACAAATAACGATAACAGAGTTAAAAAGACGTATAAAATCTTTACAAACAGACATATCGAACAACCAACAGTACTTCGAAGGTTACAGTGATGCTGTAAAATTATTTGTTAGCGGAGGGTCAGACAATGAAAATTGACCTAAATAGAGTCTTAAATTTGATGCAAATCGAGTCTATCAGCGCTGCGCATGCATTAGGCAAAATTACACATGAACCAATACTTGTAACGCATCGCAGCAATAAAATCGTGGGAAAATACGTCGAAATCTATCACACATCAAAAATGGGCATCATCAAAAAGCATGATGTAGGACAGTTTCAAGCGGTCAGGCTAGACGGCCAATTGGAGGTTTTGCCAAGTTTCGACGCTGCTCTACTTTCTCTATTTTTATAAACCCCTGAAAATATTAAAAACCATAAAATAAAAATAAAAATTCTAAAAAACCCTAGAGCGTAGAATATAAAAATACTATATTATATTAATATAAATGTAATATTACACTTTCGTATTCTGACCCTAAGAGTTTTTTGAAATCTGATTTTTTAATGTCGTCCAATAGCAGCAATATAAGTAAAACTAACAAAAAGAGGCATGTCATGGAACAAGCAGCAGAGCTTAAAAAACTAAACGAAGCACTTAATGGAACATCATTTAGTTTCTTTAGAAAGTACTGTTCAAAACTTGGTGTAACACCTGTAAGTCAGGTTGTGAACTATATGGTCAATTGTTCTACAATGATTGATAAGGGCGCTAACTTTTCATCCACCAATAGGATTCTAAAACAATTGTGCGATGTTGGGCCTCAGACCGTTAAAGATTTGATGCTTTTTGGTGATTATAGCCAGCCCACAGTCTCTCGTATCATAAACAACTTGCATTCTAACGGTTTTGTCACGTCAGAGACTGTTAAAGAACCTGGAAAACACCCATATACCGTTTACACGATTACTGAAGATGGGAGAACTCTTTTAAATGCAACTCTCTAACAAGAGGTGAAACTTCGTTTTTGGCCATATGCGCTAGAACGTTTGGCTCTAGACACATCCTACAGGTTCGTTTAAAGAGGAAGACTACAAGACAAATAACGTCACTTTTAAGTTACCGTAACCCCTAAGACTGACAATTTTCGTCACATACCACCGACAAATTTTGTCACTTTTATAACCCTACCCTAATACAACCCCTAGTAAACACGGCGACTCATCGGTGGCCTTGCCCTTGCATTACCTTATAACCATGCAAACAACAACAAATGAAATCCTCACACGTTTAGCGGTGGCCTTAGAAAGACAATACGGTACAGACGGCGCCGCACAGGTTATAGCCTCCCGCATCACAGCCCTTCTTTCGGCCCCGCAAAGCAACGCGCAGGCCATCAAAGACTTAGCAGACGTACTTTTACGTATAGGTAGTTTAACCCCATCATTTAGCAACAGTAACGAAGTAAAAGGAGACGTAATATGAGCTCACAGCTAATCGCGGCATTACAGGTCAAAGATACACAAGGCAACGTTTTGATGGTGAGCGACGAAAACGGCACAGTAGTAGCTAGAATATTGGGTTCTTTTTTAGGCGAAACACTCGAAGTTCGCATCGATGACGAAGACCTGGAGCAAGTTATCAAAGCACTCTCTGTAATTTGCATGGCTCGCGGCGCAAACCACAAAGTACAACCACAAACACAACCCCGGACCAAACAACCTAAGGCCTTACCATGAGCGCACCTACAACCCACAAAAACGTACCACAACACATAGCCCGGGCGATGTTCACCTTCGCCTGCAACGTACCAGGAGTAGAAGTAAGTACAGGCGTAACACCCGACGGCCTTTCATTAGTAGCTACAGCACACATACACGGTAAAGTCATCGCACGTAAAATAATCACCAACAACGAGGTAGAGTATCATGTCCCCACAAACGAATAACTCAAACACTGCACATAACTCCAAGTACGTCATCATGTCGCTCGCATCCATCATCGCCGACTTAACCTCTACAAAAGAGCGTATCGCATATGCCCTTACAGCTGACGAACAATTACTTTTCAGGGAGATGTATGGCAACACAGCCCTTAAGTTCGGTATGGCAGTGGGACTCGACAGCCGCGGTAACCTTAAACGCTTATAATTTTTGACAATCACAGTACTTACTAGTAACATTAAACAAGAGGGCAACATGACAAATATATACGAATTAGAAGACGTCGAAACCTTAACTCAAAACGTAGACCGCGAAGATTTCATACTCGAAGGCGACCAATATTGCTTCTCGTGGTATAATATGCCTAAAGAGTGCCAGTGCGGTGTAGAGAAAACGTACAAGGTTTCTAGTGGAACGCTCCACAGCCGGTGGTGCCTGATGTACTCGGATATCCCCTCCCCCGGCTAAAATTTTTCAACCTTTCACCAAGTTACCCCCTGGTACCCTTATGAACAAACGAAAACTACAAGACTTAGACACCGGCCTTCGTGATATTCTTTTAGACGATTCACTAAATTTAAGTGATGTGCAGAAAATGCAACTAGCTTATGCGTTAGATGTGCTCGGCGAGATATTGGAGCGTTATTCATGACCGACTTTGAAAAGTCCCAGCGTTATACTGTACGCTTTATGGAGGTATAATCGTGATTATAATAACTATAATATTCTTAGCCTTTTTTACCTATCTTTTGGCGAATTGTGTGGATACTAGTGCGAAATAGAAACTTTCAATTCGCCGTTCTTTTGCTGACACATGTCGCGGACGCTGTTCTTACCGCGTTAGGCCTCGCCGACGCTACCATCGTAGAATTAAACCCTGTCCTAGCCGCGGCCTGGGACTCACACCCTATCAATTTTTTTCTTACTAAATTTGCTTTAGTTGGCGGGTGCTCTTTTGTTATAGCTTGTTATTGGCACGACTCCCGTGTCCGTTACGCGTTGTACGCCGTTAATGCCTTTATGGTAGCATTAGTCACTTACGAAGTTATGGGGGTATTACTATGAGACTTATATATCTTAAAGTTGTCCGTTTTTTCATCTATATTTATTTCATCACACGTCTTTGTAAACTTAAACATCTATTTCTTCGCTATGTAGTTGAAGGTCGACAGCCGAAACAAGAAGTTCCTCTACGCCCTGACCTCGAGACGCTCACTATTGACACTTTCGCTATGCAGTGGCACGCAGACGACTGGCGTAGAGCATTTGACCTTATAAGCACTCCCGAAACCGCGCAGGCACGTATATCCGCGGAGCCCGGCGGATTCTTGGGTGACTGCGATGAATTCGCTATCACTCACGTGGCGCGTATAGAAAAAGGCATGAAAGCCGGAGAAGTTTATAAGTTTCAAGGCAAGACTGTTATAAGCACATCTTTTACAACTGTGCTGTGGCTTAACGGCTATAAGTTCGACGGACACAACATCGCTCTTATTTGTGTTAGAGATGATGCTACTAACACACTTCAGTATAGCTACATAGACTACGATTTAGACTCGCCTTTAATGTCTAATGTGCGCGATGTTATAACATATGTGACAACAAGATATTCTAAAGATAACGCAGGTACACTAATTCTAGCGTGTTTGCAAGACTTGAAACTCACACCCTTTGCGTGCATTGTGTGAAGTATGAAAATTCTGACGGAGGCGTACCATATTATCGACAAAACGCCTCCTACAGGAATTATAGCAACTATAAGGGGTCACGACACATGGACCGGCTCTTATGCCGCTGTAGATTACATTCTGAACAGTATCGCGAAACGCATACCGGCTAATGAGCATCTAGAGGTAAAGTTAAAAATTATATTTAAGGCAGGATACGTGCCTCTTACATTTCACGTAAACTGCAATGATACTAATGTTTCAACTCATGATATAGCAAAAGCACATACGTATTTTTATAACGGGCTAAACTAATGAAATACACATCGTTCGCATCACACAGCTCTTCTATAGGGGAGCTGAAAAGCACCACCGACTTTAAAACGTTTGTTGACGAGCTTATTAAGAGTACAAAATACACCGAATGTAATCCCTGCACCGGGCACGCCTGTACAGAAAAGCGCACAGCCGTTTATTCGCCTGCAGAGTTTAAGAACAATAAGCGCAGTAAAGCCAATGTTTTAGCAGTACATGCCCTCATTTATGACATCGACGGGCCAACTCCTAACGCACCCGATGGTATAACTGAGTCGAAATTTATGGCTCTTTTAGACCGATTAGACAAGTCGGGCGTTGAATACGCTTTCATAGCCACACACTCGTATACCGAAGCCCATCCTAGCGTTCGCTTGTTGTTCTCGCTTAAGCGCCCCCTTATGCCGGCGGAGTTTGACACGGTTCGTCAGATAATCCAGCGAACACTTCAAATACCCGGTGTGGATGAGAACGCCAAAGACCCGAGTCGTATTTACTATACGCCTAGCATTTCTAAAGTAGTCGCCAGTATACCAAACGGGTATACAGATGGTGACTCTATTGACGTTGATTTGATGCTCAAAGTAGGCCAGAAAACTAAGACGACTATCGCCTTGATGCCCGAGAGCGCGTCTGTAGACCTTAACGCTATTAGCAAACAAATCCCCGCGGAGATATCCGCTCAACTTTCTACCGGCCTATCGCGTGGTGGGCGTGATAACAATATTAACACAATTGCCAGCACGCTTGTATTTAAACTACCCCCTGAGACACCTGCAGACGCCATATACGCTCTTATGCGCCCCATGTTAAATCAAACCCCTGCCGATTCAGGTGAAGACTGGCACGTAAAAGCTAAAGACTGCATTGTGCGAGCTAAAGACCGCCTGTCTATGGATTTGGCACAAAAAGAAGAGCAGAAGCGCATAACCTTAGACCTTCTTAAAAGGACGAGTGCTCTCTCGACCGACAGTGAAATAACAGAAGACTACACTGAGGACCAGATAGCTCAATGGGCTATTGAGCAAGGATGTCACTCATCTGAAGAATTCGACCGCCGCTGGATAATTCACCAATCTAGCGCGTATTATATTTTCGTCGATGGTAAGTATATGCCTCCTGTGGGCGATAAAGACCTTCAAAACACGTTTCAGCGAGACTTAGCTCGAAGCGGTATTCGCATCTTCAACAATGATAAAAAGAACCCAGGACCGCGAGCCGCATCAGATATATTAAATATGCATGGTACCGTCGCGCGTAAGATTGAAGCCAGCCTATCGATTCAGAAGAGTTTCTACGATAGCCGTTCGCAAACTTTCTTTGAAGCTGCATGCCCTCTGAGACCCGTGAAGCCCGAGTACAACGCGGAAATCCAAGAATGGTTAGAAATCTTTGGTCCGGAGGTAGTATCGTGGGTCGCCGCATTATCGATGCTCGATAAACAATGCGCTGCTTTGTATATTCACGGCCCGCCAAATATCGGTAAGACACTTCTAGCCACGGGACTCGCTAGGCTTTGGACTACAGGCGGAGCCACGCCTATGGAAGACGTTGCAGAAGGTTTTTCAGAGCGACTGGTGGAGTGTCCTTTGGTCTTCGCAGATGAGTCTCTGCCTAGCGTTGATAATATATCAACTTGGATACGTAAGAATATTGGTAACACAAACCATACGCTCAATCGTAAGTACTTACCCAAGGTTAATATCTCAGGCTGCCCTAGGTATCTCATTACCGCAAACAATAGCGCCTTGTTTGATATACGCCAAGACCTGACATTGACCGACCTTCAGGCTTTCGCAGAGCGCATTATCTATGTCGAGGTCGATGATAAACCTGGTCGTAAGCTTGAAGAGTTTCGTAAGCGCGGAATTAATTTAAACGACTGGATTACAAACGACACTATGGCCGCGCATAGTTTATGGCTGGCATTAAACCACAAAATTACACCAGGCCGGCGATATATTGTCGAAGGTAAACATACCAAATTCCATAACAGCCTTATTCTTAACACCGGTATCGCCGCTTCTGTTTCTGAATGGGTTTCAAGATACGTGGTCAGCAAAGCCGCAAGCAAACAAAATCCACGAGATTCTGTTCTATTCGGCAACGACATGATTCTTGTCTCCACCGGAGCTATGAGCGATAAGATGCAGTGGGAAGAGTTCTGCCCATCTATTAAACCGCCGACAGCTAAGAAAATATCCGACACCTTGTCACGCTTTTCTAACGGTTCTGTCAGCATCGACGGTATTAGCTATTACAAAGTTAAGACCGAGATTATTGAAGAGATGATTAACGGTCTTAAGCTTGGGAACATTGAGCGCGCCATTAAAGCTATACATGATACTAATGATACTATCGCGAAAGCTCTTTCATGAAAGTATCTAGCCCCAGCATAGTCGATGGCAAGCTCGTACGCGTTTCTGTCTCACAGATAGAGGCGTACCGAGCTTGCCCTCGTAAGTGGGCCTTCGACAAAGTATTTAAACTTCCACGCCCTGAACCTAGTGACGCAATCACTATTGGTGTTGAAGGTCACGCGCGCATTGAGAAATATCTTTTGACTGGTGAAGATATAAGGCAAGAATTAGAGTCAACGAATCCACTTATTGACAAATATATCAAATACGCACCTTTTAATGGTGGCTCCGGGCTTGTAGAAGCTTCATTGGAAAATCCAGAGATAACGATAGGCGGCGCAGCCGTAGCAGGCTTTATAGATTTCTTTATACCCGACTATAAAGGTATGCCTTTAATCATCGACCATAAGTTTAAGGGCTCTATCTCTAAATACGGCTTGAAAGAATCTGACTTAGAGGCGGACACACAAGGCAATGTTTATGCTTGGTGGGCGATGAGTAAAGTAGGAGCAGACGATGTTATGTTTGCCCACCATTCTTACCAGACTAAAGGTAAACCGCTCGCTAAAGAAACTACCGCCATATTACACCGTGAAAGCGTTAAAGCTAAAGTCGACGAACTGTCAAGTATAGTTAAAGATGAAATGTCACTTTACGCTGGATGTGCGTCCCAGGACGACATACCCTTTAAAGAAAGTAGTTGTAGCGCATATGGCGGATGTCCTTATGCTGGCGTATGCTCTGCTAGTCCACAAAACAGATACAAAAATTTGTTCGCAGTAAAGAAAGAGGGAAACATGAAAGTAAAAGAATGTAAATTACAGGAGAAGTACAGCTTTGAAGATGGTCAAACCGGCACATTCCGTCGAGAGATGGGTGGACTTTATAAGTTCGTCACCGACGATGAAGTTTGGTTTTCAAAGCGCGCTGAAGATAACGCGTACCCACCGGGTCAAGCACCCGAGAAAAAACCGGCGGTAAAAGAGGAAAAAAGCAACATCCCAGACATCGTACGTCCTGAAGTTAAAGCGAAAAAGCCCGAAACAAAACCGGCGGCTAAAATCGGCATAATTGAACCTACACCTCAAGAAATTGTCGCAGTGCAGACTGAGACACTTCCTAAGGTTTTAGCGCCTAAGGTCGACGGCCTTGTTTTACTCGTGGATGTCACGCTTGCTCGTGGTGGTGAAGACCTCAGCATGTACGTTCAGACGTTGCATCTCGCTCTTTGTAAAAAGTTTAAAGTTGAAGATGTGCGTTTGGCAGATCCACAAGGCCCGCTCGGATTTGGAAAGTGGAAAGCTCTCATGGGCTTGATGGCCCGCGAAAACCCACCGACGGGTATTTGCTTTATTCAACGCTCAGAACTCGCAGACCCTGTTATAGAGGCCCTTAGACCATTGGCGGTAATATGCAATTAAAACATGGCGTAGTTACAGAAGTAGTTACAATCACATTTGAGAATGGCGTTTACACAATGACCAACTCAGAAGGGCACACTGTAGCTGAAGATAACAACACATTTGAAATGTCCCGATATGCGTTTATTAAAAACGCAAAGCGTGTTGTTCACAACTATGGGATATTCTCTTGTGGAACTGCCTATATTATTTAATAGGCCTACAAAAGGTTCTCCAGTCCCGTGGTCTAAGGACTTGGAGCGAATCCTCGCTATACCTAAGCGAACTCCTATAGACGGGGTTAAAGCGGCCGCTAAATGGACCGAGATACTAAAACGAGAAAACAACCAATGTGATTGCGTCGCACGCTGGGGCTATTGTATAAAAGAGTTCAACGCCATTCAGGGCGAGGCCCTCGAAGAGTTCGAGCGCGTCGGAGGACTTTTAGGTGCAATCGGTGTGGGTCACGGTAAAACTGGAATATCTCTTTTTCTACCCCTTGTTTCACCGGATACTCATGTTGCTCTTCTTTTGATACCTGCTCATGTTAGGCAGCAGCTGTTGGAGCGCGACTATCCGCAATGGTCAGCGCATTTTAATACCCCCAGTCTTCAGACAGATTTTAAGCCAGGCATGCCGCTGCTACACGTGCTTTCTTACAGCGAGCTTAGCCTTCCTAAGAATTCTGACATACTTGCACGCATACGTCCCGATTTAATCATCGCTGACGAAGCACATAGTATTAAAGACCGCAAACGCCCCCGATTTAAACGCATCTTACGCCTTGTCAAAGACAAACCGGACGTTAAGTTCGCCTTCATGTCAGGTACCATGACGTCCAAGAGCATCAAGGACTACGCCCATCTGGCACACTTTGCCTTAGGGGATGGTTCTCCTTTACCGCACGCATATCAAACCCTGGACCACTGGAGCGCGGCTATAGACGCTTTAGATTATAACTGCGACCCAGGTAAGCTTGAGGCGTTTAAGATTGGAAACGAATCAATTCGTGAGGCGTTTCAGCGCAGGTATTTAAGTACCCCCGGCGTTGTGGCGACTCAGACATCATCAGTTGATTGCAGTTTAACGATAATTGGAAGATGTCCAAGTATACCGTCTGACTTAGACAAGTTGCTTAAAGATACCCTGCGAGACTGGAAACGTCCGGACGGTGAAGAGCTAGTCGAAGCTAAAGACTTAGCCATTGTCGCACGTCAGTTGTCTTTAGGTTTCTACTATCGCATGATATTTCCGCACGGAGAACCGATAGAGCTAGTTGAGCGATGGTTTGAAGTGCGCCAGGCCTATCACAAAGAACTACGTAATAAACTTAAATACGGTGGAGAGCACATGGACTCTCCGAAGCTTTTAGAAGACGCAGCGGAGCGATATTTAGCAGGTGAACGAGGTACGTTGACGTGGGAATCCGAGTTTTACGAAGAATGGAAATCTATTCGTTCAGATGTAAATCCTGAAACTCAGACCGTTTGGGTGTCAGATTTTGCTTTAAACTATGCGAACGAATGGACTTCTAAATACGTAGGAATTGTATGGTGCGAGTTCACAGCATTCGCAAACCGACTAGCCAAACTATCAGGCGCTCCTTATTTTGGTGGAGGTCTTAAGGCGGGACTGGCCATACAGCAGGAGAAGGGCGACCGTTCCATCATCGCGTCTATAGCCGCACACTGCACAGGTAAAAACTTGCAGGTGTTCGACACACAACTCGTGACTACCCCGCCTAGCGACGGGGCTATTTGGGAGCAGCTTATAGGGCGTACACATCGTCAGGGGCAAAAAGCTGATGAGGTCATAGTCGAAGTATTTCAGCACACACAAGAGTACCGCGACGCGTTAAAGCAAGCGAAGATGCGAAGTTTCTACATGCAAGAAACGCAAAAGAACCCTCAGAAACTTTGCTATGCAACATACGACTTGACTGAACGCAATGTTACTGGTAAGGTTCTTTTAGAGGGTATCTAAATGATTTTCATCGCTGTAGCACTCATTCTAGCTGTTGTGGCTATCACCACTTTTAATACAAAATCTGAACATATTTATGTTCGCGAAGATTCTAGTCGGAGATTAATTAGCTCCGCCCAGATAGCCCGCGTATTGCGGGAAAACAAAACCAACCAAAACAAACGAGACCAAAAATGAACATCTCAGACGATGTTGTAAAGAAATTTGAACCTAAAGAGCGCCTTGAACGCGACCCGTCGTTGACCGACGGTAAATATACTCTTGCCATTGAGAAAATTCAAAAGTCAGAAGGGCATAAGGGTGAGTTCTGTCATATCACTTTCCGCGTTCAGACTTCAGAAGATATCATTGTTGATGATTCTCTTCGATTTGAAAAGGAATCGGTCATTCCTAAAGCTACTCCTGAAGGTCAAGTGGCAAAAGTCAGCTTTAAGTTAAAGGACGAGAAGCAAGTTGAAAAACTGTGCGAGCTCATCACAGCTATTGACCCTAAATTCAAAGATGCTAAAAACCGTGAAGGTATCTTGAAGAAGCTTGATTCCGCCGACCAACCTTATCGTGGCGTTTTGCTCAAAGGTAAAATCACCCGCGCTATGGCTAAGACTAGCGGCAAGGCATACCGAATCCGCCGATTCGATAGTGTGCCCATGACTAAAGACGAACTCGCAGACATGCGTGCAGAACTTGACTCACTCGCGTAACCCTCCGACGCCGTGTGGCCCCTACGATACAGGGGCGTTATCGCAGAGGGCTTCTATAAGAAGGGCAAGGTACTTAGTGGGCCGGACACCCGTACATAGGAGCTCTCTGCGATGATATCTTTCGACTTAGAAACCCACTTATTTTCCGACACTGTTCTAGCGCCTAAGCCGGTATGTGCTTCGTTCTATAACGGTTGTGAGGCAACTCTTGAGGTATTCCCAGATGCTTGGGAGACTATCG